TTTATAATAATTTTTGAATTCCCTCTCATTATTTTTCCTTTTTTAATCGTTTATACATTATAATTATAACGTATAAAGATTAATAAGTCAAGCATTTGTTTAAATAAATATATAGATATAACATTCAACAAAGGAAATCAATATGTTAAGATTTAAATCTTTCCTAACTGAAGCAAAAGAAAACAGTAAAGCTGGCGCAGCCGCAAATACTAATGGAGTCAGACATGAATTAATGTCTCTAGGTGTTATGAATCATATGGCAAGACATCATGGAGCAATAAAACGTAAATCTGGTAAAGAATATCCAAATTTACTTAAAATGAATCATGACGAGTTACGACATTTTTACGATAACCATATTGCTACTGCAAATTTTAATGAGGAAATGCCAGAACATTTTAGAGATAAAGACGGACAAAGACCTCATCAAGTATTTCATCAACATAATCATAAAATAGAGCATGATGAATTATTTAATCATTTTAAAAATTCAGTAGAACATGTAAATAAATTACATCATCATTTAAGAGAACAAGGCTTAAATCCAGAAACTTTACATAATATTTCATGGACATCTAAAGATGGTGATGCTAACGAATTTATGAAAAAACATGGTGATAATAAAAATCGTCAACAAAACAAAGATGGTGACGATTTTGATGGAATGGCATCAATTAAAGATAAAGATGGAAATACAAAACACGTTGGTATTTCAATGAAATGGGGTTCCAAAAAAGGAGCAAAACCAACATTAAAAAATAATACGCATAATACTGTATTCGGTAAACAAAATAGAGGAGAATTATCTCCTGAATATCAAGATATTGCAGATAAATTTCATAATGATTCGTCAAAACATATTGATAATTTTGTAGATAAAGTAAGAAATCATTATAGCCACGAATCTGATAATGCTAGAGGAAGAGAATATAGAGAACACGAAGATGCTGAAAAAGCAAAACCAGGATCTTCTCATCCAAATGTTCATAAAAAATTGCAAGCTGTTGAACAAGCTAATTTACAAAGAAATTCTAATGTAGCAAACGAATTACACGGCGCATTATCGGAAATTAATAATAGAGAAACACAAAAAGGTTCAACAAAAGAAATTTCAAATTATATTAGAAGAAAAGCTTCGGTATCTTCTCCTGACGTGGTTCCTGTTAGAGCTGCAATGACGATTAATCCAAAAACTAATCAAGCAGATAGCCATCATTTCGAAGATCATTCTACACACTTAAATAATATATTAGATAATACGCATCATTTTAATATATCAAAAGGTGGCGGAACGGTTCATATTGATGCACACGATAAAGATGGAAAGCATTTATATAGATTTAGTCAATGGTCTAAAGCTGGTTCAAGAAAAATAGATAAAACGACAAAAGTATTGGTAAAACAAGAAGGACCAAAATCAGCTTTACATGAAAAACCTACAGACAAAGTTACAGCTACCGCTCCAAAAAAAGCGTCAACTAAAAAAACAACTACACCGAAAAAGGAAAAAAAAGTGAATCCAGCAAAAGATAACCCGCATTGGGATGAAAAAGCTATTGGCGAAATGTTAGATAATGTCTTGGGTAACAATTTAGTCGAATCAACTGATTCATTTAAAGCTGTTTTATCAAGTAAAATCGCATCTAGATTACTTGAAGCTAAAAAAGCAGTTTATTCTGAAAGATATGACAAAGATTTAGATAAAAACAAAAATGGTAAATTAGACTCTGACGATTTTAAAAAACTAAGAGCTAAAAAATATACCAATAAATGCGATACTGCATGTAATGAAGAAGCGATTGAAGATGCATTAAATGAAGTTTTAAATCCTTCTATGGGCGTAAAAGCATATATAGATGATTTCATAAAATCAGATGACTCTAGATTCGAAGGCGACTCTAAAGAAAAACGCCGTCAAAGAGCTATTGCAGCATTTTATAACGACAAAAACTAAATAAATATATAAATAATAATTAATTAACCGTACAAGGAAATACAAAAATGAGTAATTTATACAACGACCCAGATGATTTTGACCTAGATGAAGATGATTTCGAGGAAGAAGAAGAATTAGAAGAAGGTTCTGGTCCATACGAACTACATAATCCAAAACACCCTAAATTCAAAGCAAACTATGATAAGTTTATGAAAAAGAATCCTGATTCTTCATTAAAAGACTTTATTAACGCACAAAAAGCTAAAGAATATAAAGGTGGAGTCGAAGAAGCATATACAGGTAGTTATGGTCGCCCTAAAAAACAGAAAAAAGATGAATTAGGTGATTTATTGCGTTTAAGAGCGCAGGAACGCAAAGATGCCGGCGAACCACCAGAAAAACATGATGCTCGTTATCTTGCTAGAAACAAACCTGCAACTCGTCGTTCTGGTCAAGAACATGATGATATGCAAGTAACAAGAGAATCTATTCAAGGTATGATTGAAACTATCTTATCAGGTAATTTAGTTGAATCTACACAATCATTTACTGATATTATCTCGTCTAAAATTGCAGCCAGATTAGAAGAATCTAAAATTGGTGTTGCTCAACGAGTATTTGGTATTCAAGAATCACACGACGATGATGATGACAATGATCATGATGATTACAGCAAAACAATTAGTAAAATGAAAAAACCAAAAGAAGATGATGATTATAAAGATGAAAAACATGCTGAAGTAGATGATGATTCATTTAGTAAATCTCTTCATGGAAAATTAAAAACAGCTGAAGATATTGATGATAATCCATTATCTGATGATGAAAAAGAAAATCCTGATGACAAAAGAGTTCAAGCTGGATTAGCAGCTCGTGCAGCTAAAGGTGAAATGTCAAAACCAAATGCTCACAGAGATATTGATTTAAGACAAGGATCTGTTACTCTTCAACATGGCGATGCAAAAAGAATTAATAGCTTTATGGCTGGATTAAAACCACAAAAAAGACAAGAAGTTATGGCTCACATGCAAAAATCACCTAAACATTTTGACGCGGTTCATGATGTAGTTAAAAAGTTCCCCGCACCAAAACAAAATACATCAATCTATAAAGATCCAAGATCTTAATTGATATGGGGGAGAAATCCCCCTTTTTAGGAAAAATAAATGAAAAGTTTTAGAGAATTTCGACAATTATATGAAGGTTCAGTAAAAGACGTTCAGCAAACAATTAAATACCATATTGGTCCAATTTTTGCTTCTGGTGCTGCGCCTGTCGAACAAAAACATATTAAAAAAGCAGTTGATGCTGTAGTAAAAGATCATAAAATGACACCAGATGCAGCTAGAAAAATGGTTGATTCTTATTGTAAGACGCCTACTATCCCAAAAGCAAAAGGAGCGTAAAGCTCCTTTTTTTATTCATTATCTTTATACAAAGTTTCAATTAAAAAATATGTGAGTATAACAGAAAACGCAGCAATCCAAAGCGAAATCATAATATCTCCTTATGTAAACCAATTGTAGATCCCATAAGAATCTATTACACAGAAAAAAGAATATCGCAATTTTAATGATGCAATATTTTTACAATATGCATTTATTAAACATAATCCATGCCCTATCAAAAAGAAAATAAATGCATATTTTGTATACGGTTCAATATTTGTTGCAATTAAAGATCCAGCGATAAGAAAGTTTACAGTACCAAGCCAATTTAACATAAAATCCTATTTTAATAATTAATCCCAATTTATTTAGTTTATATAAATAGAAGTAAAAAACTGGAGAAAGTGATGAATAAAATACTAGCATATATAAAAGAACCAAGAACTCTACAAGGCGAATATAATAAACTATTTTATGTTTATAGTCGACTAAGAGAACCAAGTAGTCATGCCGCATTAGCTGCGATATTTGCCGTATTTGGAACTAATATTTCGGATCAAATGTGGAATAATGTAATGAATGGATTATCTGCAGTATTTGCTATAGCAGGGATATTCCTAAAAGAAGATACAAAGGAGAAATAAAATGAGTTTTTTTAGTAAAATAAAAGAGGCATTTGTTGGATTAGGTAAAGCAGCTCCAACATTAACAGCAATAGCAACAACAGTGGAAGTAGCAACTGGTCATGCAGATTTAGTGGCTTTAACTCAAAAAGCAGGCGATGCAGCTGCAAAAGTTGGCGAGGAAGTAAATACTTCAGGAGATTTAGTTGGCGCAGTATCAGAACAAATATCTACTGTGGCGGCATCTGAAGGTGAAGCTAAAATTGCAGATGTAGCAGGTAAAGTTTCAACAGTAGCAAAAGCAGCCAAAAAAAGTAAAAAGTAATAATATAAAAAAAGCCAGAAGTATTGCGCTTCTGGCTTAAATATACATAACTTATATTATTATTGTAGAATGATTACTTATGTTTCGCGCCGCAGACAGTACAAGTATATCCTTTCTTTTGGTCTTCGTTCATAACTCGCATATTTTTACCATAAGTTGCATCTTGATATTCAGCAGCTTTTCCGCCAGTACAGTTACAACGTTTAATTTCAACAGTTGACGCCATTTTAATACCTCACTTTAGTTAAACAACAAATTAATTATACTATAAAACTATCTATTCGTCAAGCATATCTTGTATTAAACTAATACAAATATCAGCTCCATCGCTAACTCCTAATACATACGAACTTCCTTTAATCTCATTATTTGTACTAGATGTAAATTTTTTATATTCTTCAGTTGAAAATCTTTGTATCTCGGAATTGATTCCATGAGAAATAGCTCGAACAAATGCTAGGGCTTTTTCTTTGTCATTAGGAAAATATTCCTCAATTAATTTATGCACTTGCGTATTCATCGTCTTCTGTTACCATGTTTATTAAATCTTCATACATTGTATTGGCAAGTTCACTTGATGTTTTTGTTTTCTTACAAATCGTTCCAAAGAATCCGCTTTTAAGTAAATTTGCAATATAATGATGCGGATTACCTAAAATTGCTTCAAACATATCAGGTTCTACTACATCCCCGTCAATTGTTTCTTTATATGTTATAATATGATACTTAAATCCTAATTCATGTTTTTCAATTGGTTGAGCATTATCTTTATATGTAAATGCTGAAATATCTAATTGTTCATTCTCATCTAAGATAAACATAAAACCATCATGTATTTCTTCATCATAAATTTCTTTTAAGTAGTGTTTCATAAGAATCCTATTTTATGTTGTTATAGATATATTTATTTTAAATGCAAAACTATGGAATATAAAATAAAACCACCGGAAATTAAACAGATCTATAATAACTTAAAATCATCAGCTAAAAAAAGAAATATAAATTTTACATTAACTTTATCTGAGTTAAATAATATAAGTTTTCCAATTTCTTGCCCTGTGTTGAATATACCGTTAAAATGGCATAGAAACAAACCTCAAGATGATAGTTATAGTTTCGATAGAATTGATAGTTCGAAAGGATACGAAATAGATAATCTACTAATTATATCAGTAAAAGCTAATCGAGCTAAAAATAATTTATCCGAAGAAGAAATAACTAAATTTTGTAACTATTATAAAAATTAACAGTCATCGCAATCGCAATCTAAGACATACATTAATATAGCAATTGTTGATATAATTGCTATCATTACTACACCGAATTCGTCTGCTACAGTTACATTTTCCATAATACCTCCAGAATAAAAAAGGAGCAAAAAGCTCCTTTTAGTTTAACAATTCCACTTTCTTAAAGCTAATGCTTTTCGAGTAGGCTTTCCATTGTCATCTTTCATTGCTCCAGGCATACCACCCATCCTAGCACAAAAACTTTTACGTCTTTTTGCAGCTTTGCTATCTGGATTTAATTTACTTGGTGGAGTAGTCACAGCAGTTTTAAGTTTACTTCCTGGATTTTCTCTTCTATACGCATCAACACCTTTTTGAGTTAACCCACCAGCAGAACTTTTGTGACCTTTTGCATCAATTGCATATTCCAATAACTCATTATCACTAATAACATCATATAACTCCCAAAGGTATTCGCTAGCAAACCCATTGTCAGTTGCATATTCTTCAACGGTACTTTCAATCATATCAAACATTTCTTCAGGCGTTAATTCAACGCTTTCATTGGGAACGCAATTATTAACTCGCTTGCCGCCTTTCATCTTAGTGCCTTGTTTGTGGTAATTTTTCCAGCATTTAAGAGTAAGCGGACTTTTTCTTTCGTCTAATTCCATAAATATTTCCTCGTGGTTACTTAATAATATTTATAGAATTAGTTTTCTAAGAACTAATTTAAAGTTTTTGTCGCTAAATATTATAAATAATATATCAGCCGCGATATTGCAAGTATCCGCTGATTCTAACACTTCTAAGGAGTATCAGCATGAGTATTTATAAGTATTGTGTATATCTTACAATTTATTACGGGAATAAATTACCGCCTTTCTATATTGGATCATCTTCGTTAACTAACATAGCAAAAGGTTATAATGGATCTGTATGTTCTATAAAATATAAAGATATATGGAAATCAGAACGAAAAATAAATCCAGCATTATTTAAAACTAAAATAATTTCAACGCATTATACACGAAAAGAAGCATATTGCAAAGAAGAAAAAATTCAAAAACAATTAAATGTAGTTAAATCGCCTTTATATATTAATTGTTCGTTTGCAATAGAAAGATTCGATAATACAGGTATATCATTATCTGTAGAACATAAATTAAAATTATCAAACGTAGCAAAAGGAATACCTAAGTCAGAACTAACGAAATTAAGGATGAAAAAACCTAAAACTGCTGAACATAATAAAAAAGTATCGTTAGCTAAACAATCAATGACTCCAGTAATATGCCCGCATTGTTTATTGTCTGGAAATAAAGCAGTAATGACAAGGTTTCATTTTACTAACTGTAAACAAAACCCAAAATATAATAAAAATGATATACTAACATGCCCGCATTGTAATAAACAAGGTCGCGGAAATATGACAAGATACCATTTTAATAATTGTAAAAAAAGAAAAGGGGCTTAAGCCCCTTTTCTTTATCGATTAAACTAAATCGTTTTTCAATAATTTAGAAATAGCTTGTACTTCGATATTTACTACACCTAATACACCAAGCGCAGCCCATCCAAAAAATACAAACCCATAATGCAAAGGAGCAACAAATAACTCCTCCATAAACCAGCCTATGTTCATATAAGTTCGTTACACTTATATCGTTCTCTTATGAACTGCTAACTGTTCCCAGTTAGAGCAGACTATCTCATCAACCACGTGGGTTGCCCTGCGCTTCCACTCACTTGAGTGTACTTCCTTTCGGAATAGTCGTTACACCTTCCTATTTCTAGGCTTGGCACGGTATTGTCCGTTCTGGATGTTCACCGTTTTCACAGAGTTCTCATCATTATATTGCTATAATGAGCTTCCTGTTTTGAAAGTATGACCCCATTCATTCAAACCTACGTTTGGAAGAATCATAAAAGGACCAATTACAGATACCAAATATTGTAATGGTAATCCTTTTTGATAGGTTGGTAAACGAGTTTTAGCGTATAAGAATGAAGCTACACCAGTAATAATATAAATTGGGTAACTTAGATAAAACTCAATAACGTGACTTGGAGTAAAATCAGTGTCACGAACGATTGTTTGATGCCATGTACCATCTTGTTCAGTAAAATATGAAGCACCATAATAAATTGCAATACCATACATTACTAACCATACCCAATGAGTAAAATGACGTCTCAATTCTTCTCTAGGGGTAATTGACATTACTTTACGATCGCGAGTCTTCCAGATATAACCCCACAACACTGATGCAGTTAATACCTCAAGTACCATCTCAATATAAAGGAAATTCATCCAATATGTTTCAAACTCTGGAGCAAATGAATCTAAACCAGCTGACCATCCATATACACCCTCATACCAACGAACCCAACCATAAAATACAATATACAAAGCTGCGCCTAACAACATATTTCTTTTGTTTAAAAGCGGTGCTTCTGCAACTTCTGCTTTTACTGTTTCAACTGTAGCTGACATATTATTCTCCTAACCAAGGGAAAATTAAAAAAAGTTTAGCTTGAATTAAACATCAATCCAAGTTAAGTTTATTTATAAAAACCAACCTTTATAGTTGGTTTTTATGGTACATCAAAATTCGTCAATGACTTCTAATAATCGAGTTAGCTTTTTTTCGATAAAATACTTCATCAACATCTGTTTTGAACCTGTTTTTGGAGCTTCATACTGTTCAACGATGGCATCTTTGATATCCTGGGGAGTCATAGTCAAATCAATTAATAATTTATTTCTCTGAATATTACGATAATTTTCAATATCTGGATTATTAAAATCTTCAGTTAACATAACAGCTTTTTTCTTAGCTGTTAAAGGTTTCTGACGAATACCCGCAACAAATACATCATCATTAGATAATACCGATGGAATACCATCTCCAGCATCACCAGTTAATATTTTTTCCTTTAACTCTAATTGAGGGTTTTCTGATTTAACATAAATACCTAACATTGGATTATACTGTTTAACATTAGAATATTGATGTAATTGTTTAAAATCGCCATCAGAACTAATTATAATTACAGTTTCATGAGCACTAATTCTAGGAACTAATGTACCAATTACATCATCAGCTTCAGCTCGCTCAACATGCACCACTTTATACGGAAAAATAATTTTTAAATCTTCGCGAACTTCATCAAGCACTTCAAAAATAACAGTCCAGTCTAATTTAGATGCTTCTCGTGCTTTTTTTCTTCCTGCTTTATAGAATGGAAATACTTCTTTTCTCCAGTATTTTCTGGAGTCGCAGCAGATAATTACTTCACCATATTCTTTTTTAAATTTATGTATATGCGATCTAATCGAGTTTAAAACTAGGTGCCGACATAAATCTTTACTTAAAACATTAATTCTATTTGATGCAACTTGAGATTGCAATCCACTAATTACTACTTGGTGGAAATCAATAAGTATAGCCATGACAAAAAATCCTATATTAAAAATATTAATTACTATAAATAAAATTATACTATAAAAGTAGTATAAAGTCAAGGAAAAAATGCTTATCGCGGTGTCTCACCACCCATAAGCTCTAAACATTTCTACAACAATCAGGAGACTGTAATGCCCAGCACAAATACTTATACAAAACAAAAATCTTTTTACGTTTACGCCTATCTCAGATCAAAAGATTCAATAACTGCAAAAGCAGGAACTCCATATTATATTGGAAAAGGTCAAGGAAAACGGGCATATGCAAAACATGGAAGAATAAAATTACCAAAAGATAAATCGTTAATTATTGTTATAGAATCAAATCTCACCGAAACTGGCGCTTTTGCTATTGAACGAAGATTAATTCGTTGGCATGGCAGAAAAGATCTAGGAACTGGAATTCTTTTAAATCTAACTGACGGCGGCGAAGGAGGTTCAGGTAAAGTATTTACTGATGAATATAAATTACAAAATTGTATTGGAGAAAATAATCCTAATTGGAATAATAGGTGGTCAGATAAAAGAAAATTAGAATTCTCATTAAAAATATCTGGAGATAAAAGTCATAATAAAAATAAAGTCTGGATAAATAACGGAATAATTAATAATAAAATACACAAAAATGAACAAATACCTACTGGATGGATTTATGGTAAATTAAATTTAAAAAATTATCAATATACTTGGATCACAAATAATATAATTAATATTCAAATAGGCAAAGATGATCAAATACCAGATGGGTTTAACCTTGGAACAACAAATAAAAAACATAAAAAGAAAGATTTATTTTTGTGCAATATTAAAAATAAAAAAGAATATGATATATGTGTAGCAAGTAGAGTTTTCCCAGACTTAAAGCATTTATTCTAAATTTATAAATATATTATACCATACATATATTAAAAAGTCAAGCATTATTTCTAGGATCTCCATATGATAAGATTTAAACATTTCATTTCTTTACTTGAAGCTAAGATAGACGACTATAAAGCTCAAGAAAAAGATATTTCTACTCAACATGATTTAGAAGGAAAACATAAATCTGCTGCGGATATTATCGATCACTTCCATAAACATACTCCTAATGGCAACGTCCAACATACTCGATGGATGGTTGACCGATATAAAAAAGGCGAAATGAAACAAGAAGATGCTCCTGATATGAAAGATACGTTGACTAATTTTGAAAAATACAAACATAATCTTCCGAAGAAAAAAGTTGAACAATATAAATCTGTTTCGGAATTAAAAACAGCTATTCATCCGCATAAAGAACAAGATGAACAAGTAAAAGCTGTAAATCAAGATAAAATTAATAAAGGTTCAACTGTTATTCATAATAGTCCAAATGCTACGGCTTATCACGTGCATAAAACAGAAGCAGCTCAGGAATTAGGTAAATCACCAAAAGGCGAGAAATTGGGTTGGTGTACTTCTCATCCAGATGCAAATCAAAATATGTTTAATCATTATAATGACGAGTCTGAAGGTAATTTCCATATCCTACATATGCATAAAGAACAATTTCCATATAGAAGAATTGGTGGCGTTGGAGTAGAAGGACAATTTCAAGATGAAAATAATAAAACAATTGAAGGCGATAGATTAGAAGACTTTGTTCATAGAAATCCAGACGTAAAGAAAATTGCCCCAGTTAAAAGAGCATACGATGATCATATCTCAAATAAAAAATTAGACTCACCAACAGCATCTAAAAAAGATATTCATGATGGATTACATTCCGAAAATTGGGAAGTAAGAAATAAAGCAATAAAACATCCTAATGTTGATGAAGACCATTTACATACAGCATTAGATGATAAAATAGGAAATATAAAAAATAATGCAATAACGCATCCAAAAATAAATTCTGATCATATTGATAAAGTATTAAATAATACTGACAATAGAAGCGTAACTACACGGGAACTTGCATTAACTCGACCTAAAACTGTAACCACAAAACATTTAGATAAAGCTATAAAAGACCCGCACTCATTAGTAAGAAAAGTTGTTGCTGCTCACCCTTTAGCTACCAAACAACATTTACAACATTTAGCAAATGATGACGCGCAAACTGTAAGTTCGATTGCTAAAGAAAGATTAGCCAAAATGCAATAAAGGAAATGGGAGCTTTCGCTCCCATTTTTTATTTACCCGAATAATAATTCAGAAACAGATTTAATTTGAACTCCGTTCTCAGTAACTACTCCGTTTACCACCTTACCCGTAGATAAAGTACAAACAATAGTATCATTACTAATAGTTTCATTAATCATCACGGTAGAAAATCTACCCTGTAATTCTGACATCTCTTTTGGCGTTAAATTTACACTCATATTTGCTCCAATTCTTTTGCGTATAATACAATATTTGTTGTTTCTTGCAACTCAACCTTTTGCTCAACCAAAGATTTAACCTTTTGCTCTAACTCGATAATTCTATCTCCAGTTAAATTCCAAATCTTCATATCTAATAATTTACTGTCAAAATTATTTTCTTCTAAAATACTAAATAATTCAATCTTAGAAGCGTTTTTAAATTTATCAACATTACCTAGATAAAAATAGATAAATCTTACTCGTTCATTTAAATCAATAATATCATTATCAAGGATTTCAATTAATTTATCGATTCTATCTGTATATTTACCTAAACGCCAATCGATAAAATAATCAATAATTTCATTAACCGACCCAAACTTTCTTAATTTACCAGTAGGCAACCAACAGGTTAAATTCTCTGTTACTGTTGTAACTAACTTTAATTTTTCAAGAATAGTATCATCCTCCATTGAATTAAGAATTCCGCGCTGATAAAATACATCAATATCAAACCCTTCTTCCGTTGAATTATCTTCATAATCTTTAATAGAATTATTCTCTACTAATTTATTAAGCTGTTTCTTAATATCATCAAGATACATTCCTACTGGTAATTCAGTAATCTTTACCTGTGTAGCATTAATTCTAGAGATAGAACCCTTGATTTGATACTTATTATCATCAAGTCGAGTTACGCTACCTTTAAATCCGCGAAAATGTGGTAATAATTGAAATTTCTTTGAACTTCCAGAGAGTTTAGCTTTAATATACTTTGCAAGTTCCTTTGGATCTCTTGAGAGGATCGTAGAAGCAAAACCCGTACCTATTCCTAGCGAGTTGTTTAAAAGCACTCCAGGGAGGATTGGAACGAAAAAATTAGGCTCTATTTTAAAGTCATCCTCGAATAAATGTTCTAAGATAATATCATCTTCTTTACGAAAATATAATCTAAAATTTTTCGATAATTTAGTAAAAATATATCGAGCAGCTGCAGGAACAGGTGATAATCTTGAACCAAACTGACCAATGGGATCTAACCAGTTTAAGTTATTGGATCCAGTAAAGTCTTGAGCTAGATTACAAATAACCCCAGCTATTCCTTGTTCTCCATGATGATATTGTGTTTCATAAGCAACAGAAGATGCTAATTGCGCAACTTTCATTTCAGAATTAACATTCTTTAATAAACATGTATAAAGAACTTTTCTTTGAGTAATCTTTAATCCATCAATTAAATTAACGATTGACCGTTCGTTATCATAATTGGCATATGGTTTGTATTGTTCCTGAAATAATCTTTCAATTGTAATTTCTTTCATAATTATCCTTCAATATTCAACCATTGTTTTCTTTTATCAGCGCTACCAGTATCTTTAGAAAATTGTAATGTAAAAATATCCACATCACCAATTTCACTAACAACTTTTTCCAAATTACCAGATAAATCCGTTAGATACTCTTTCCACTCTTTACTAGAACTAGTTCCTAATCCTTTGTAATATTTTGACTCATATTTTTCGTTAACATGTTTTTCTTTCCATTTCTCAAATAATGTCAAATCATGAAAAGATAATGTATCTTTTTTATACTTAACCTTGACAATTGGTGTATTTAAAATATGGATAATACCCAAGGAAAATAATTCTGGCCAAAATTTATAAAAAGCATTTAACAATAGTCCACGAATACCAAACCCATCTAAATCTTGGTCTGTTGATAATACAATTTTACCAAATCGAATATCTTCAATAGAATTTACCTTAACCCCAAACTGAAGCCCAGTAATTGTCATAATATTTTTAAACTCTCTATTTTCAAGAATATCTTTTAATTCCATTGGCATTACATTTATGGGTTTGCCACGTAGCGGAAATGCAGCCATTGTCTTTGGATCTCTACCTGATAATAAACCAGATAAAGCTGAATCTCCTTCAGCAAGAAAAAGCATTGCATCACTACGTTGTTTAGTAGAAGCATCATGGAATTTATCAACTCTTCTTGGATCGGCTTTATCTAAGTTCTTATTAGCTTTACGCAATTCAGCTAATTCAGATGCTTTTTCTTTAGCTTGAACCCAGTCTAAAATAGACTGAATAATATCAGATTTTAATAAACCTTTAATAAATTTATCGCTAACAGTCCATGAAGTTTTCCATTCAGATGCAGGACTAATCATATTTTCTTTAGTTTGACTGGAAAATCTAGGGCGGTTAACAGTTCCTGCAATAAAAATTCTAAAATGATTTTTAATATCAGATGGTTTTACATCAACTTTATGTTTCTTTTTAAAATGTTCGCGTAACTTATTTGTTACTTGATCAACAACATAATTAACATGAGTTCCACCCTGATAGGTTTCTACTGAGTTAATAAAAGAAATTTGCTCAAATCCATCAGAATCGGTAATACCAACATTCCAATCTTTACTATTATCGGTAAAGTAATTATCTGAATATAATGCAACATAATCGTCAAAAGATCTAAATCTAATTAATTCCCCATTAAAATAAAATTTAATGTTTAAGTTATTCGCAGCTGCATCTATTACTTTTTTCTGAATTCGTAGAATATGGTCTGCATCTAACCCACTTAGTTTAAAAAATTCATAATCTGGAGTAAACGTAATTTTAGTTCCATTTTTAGTAAAATCTTTAATTATAGGCTCGGAACGCTCGCGCATACCATTCCAGAAATCTTGCGTTAGTTTTTTCTTACCATCACAAGATTCAATCTTAAAATTTGTTGATAAAACATTAGTCAACGTCGAACCAACACCATTAGTTCCAATTAGCGATTGGTCTTCATTATCGTTAAAATTAGAACCAGCTCTTAAATTTGAAAATACAGTTTCAGCGATATAAGTTCCTGTTTGTTCATGAAGAACTACTGGGATACCTCTTCCATCATCTTGAACAGAAATTTCATCAAAAGTTATATCTACTTTAATTTGAGTTAATGTATCCGGTGCTCTTTTTCCTTCATCAATTGAATTATCGAGAATTTCAGAGAAGATTTTAATAAAAGCTGGGATATAAGAAATATCTCGCTTTTCCATTTTCTTTGTGGTGTTGTTTAGCACCCATTCTTGACTTGTTTGAACAGAAGTAGAACCGCAATACATGCCAGTTCGTTTTCTAATGTGTTCAATCTCGTCAAGAACTTGATAAGTTTGTTGAATGTGTTTTGTCATAAAATACTGTTAAAAGTTTATGGTATAAATATTATATAATATTTTTTTAAATTAGTCAAGCATTATTTATAGGATTCCCTTATATGTTAAGATTTAAACATTTTTTAATGATCGAACGTTTTTTAATAAACGAATCTAAAATCGATGATTATAAAGCACAAGAAACAAATATCTCAACTAAACACGATCCAGATGCACAACATAAATCTGCAGCTGATATTATTGACCATTTTCATAAACATACTCCAGGCGGTAATGTCCAACATACTCGTTGGATGATGGACCAATATAAAAAAGGCGAGATAAAGCAAGAAGATGCTCATGATATGCACGATACAGTAAAGAATTTTGAGAAATACAAATCAAAATTACCTAAGAAAAGAATAGAACAATATAAATCAGTTTCAGAATTAAAAACGGCTATGCATCCACATAAAGAAAAAGATGAGGAAGTAAAAGCTATTAATAATTCTAAAGTTGTAAATGGTTCTACTGTTGTGCACAATAGCCCTAATCTTACTGCATATCACGTTCATACAACAGAAGCAGCTCAGGAATTAGGCAAAAAAGATAATGGAGAAAAATTAGGCTGGTGTACTTCCATCGCAGATCGAAGTAAAAATATGTTTCAACATTATAACGAAAAATCTAGAGGTAATTTTCATATTTTACATATGCATAAAGAACAATTTCCCCATAGAAGAATTGGTGGTGTTGGAGTAAATGGACAATTTCAAGATGAAAATAATAAAACAATTAAAGGCGAAGATTTCCATAATTTAATACACAGAAACCCTGAATTAGAAAAAATTCCTGCTATCAAAAATTCTAGACACTATAAAGTACAAAAAGCTTCAGACCCTACAAATAGTAAAGAACATTTAGATAAATTAATTAATGATAAAGATGAAGATATTAGAGCAGGTGTTGCAGCCAATAAATCTGCAACTAAAGAGCATCTTGATAAACTTATCGAAGACGAAAGCGAGCATGTTAGAAACACAGTTTTCAAAAATTCCCCACATAAAGAACATATAGATAAATATGCAATTACGCATAAAGATCCAAAAATTAGAGCAAGCGTTGCAACTAATCCAAATGCAACTAAAGAGCATCTTGATAAACTTAGTAATGACGAAAATGAAGACGTTAGAACAGCTGTAGCAGAAAATACATCGCATAAAAAATATCTAGATAAACTTGTTAATGATAAAGACCACAAAGTTAGAGCAGCTGTAGCAAATAATCCGAATACAACTAAAGAACATTTTGATAAACTTGTTAACGATAAATCCGAACACGTTAGAAAAGCAGTTTTAGTAAATTCGCCGCATAAAGAACATATAGATAAATTAAATTCTGATGAAAGCCCTAATATTAGAGCCAATATAGTTCATACCAATAAAAACGATAACGAAAAATTAGGTAAATTTATTAATGATCCAGATGATTTTGTAAGATTAAATGTTGCAAGAAATACTACACAGAAAGATCATTTAGACCATTTAGCTGGAGACAAAAGTAGTAATGTTAGGCTAGCTGTTGCAAAAAATAAAGCTACAGATAAAGATCATTTTGATAAATTAATTAACGATAAAGAGGCAATGGTTAAAATTGCTGCAGCAGATAACACTCCACACAAAGAACATTTAGATAAATTAATTAAAGACAAGTCTCCATATGTTAGACAAGCTGCCGCAAAAAATCCAAATGCAACCAAAGAACATCTTAATATATTAGCAAACGATAAACATAAAGATGTTAGCATGACTGCTAAACAAGAGCTTACTAGAAGACCTTAAAAATTTGGGGGAGCAAAACTCCCCCATCAATTCTTTATAAAGTTACATTAGCAGAAATAATTGAATCAAGTCTAAATGAACGCCATCCTAAATTTTCTAAGTCCCACACAGATAATACTTCGGGATTTTCTACTTTAACTTTCGCTCCTTCTTTAATCTCTACCACAGGTAATAAATCTGATTTTAAAGTGCATTTCATTGTTCTTTCTGAACCATCAGCTTTTGTAAAGACAATAGTTCCGGTTCCATTTTGTAAGTTAGCTTTTAATGTATCTTTATCGATTTGTGTCATGATATAAATTCCTAGATTAAATTTTGAGATCTTTTTCAGTGAAAATACCGAACATCGCTTCAGCGAAATCTTCGGGGTATAAAGTTTTAGAAGTTACTACTTGCTCTTTTGAAGCTTGTTTAGCTTTGTTACTTGATGAGTAACTCAATTCCATCAGATAGTGTTGACGGAATATCAGATTTTTTAAGTTCATTTTTCTGGTTTCCTAGTAATATTTGGGGCAATTTGAGGCTGTTGGTTAAGATGGTCCAAAGTTTTGCCCAATAATTCTGGATCCATCGGGGTTACAATTTGTTTAACAGGTTCTTGTTTAGGGATACTGTTATATACGTCTTTAATACTGTTTAAAATTGACATTCTTTTTCTTCTTTGCTGGTTGAAAATCGTCATACTCTAACTCAGAAAACGAAACTTGATTCGTTTTGAATTTCTTAATCTGTTTGGTTTTTCTAGGCTGGAAATCGGTATAATCTTCCATAAGAATATTGCTGTGCTTTTTCATCTGTTGTACTATTTACTAAGTTTAATTTAAAAGTTCTGGATATACTTCACGAACTAAATCTGCTGTTAAGCCTTTAACCTTTAAGTCTTTGTGTAACATGTTAAAGAAAATCTTAGCCTCTTTAGGCTCAAAAGATTCTAGTAACTGTAACAAAAGAAGATTACGTTTTTCTTCTGTTAATGAATCAGCAGTTGGATCTCCTTTGACGAACAAATAGGCTCGACGGATTTCTGATTCAATTCCAGCATATCTAATCCCTAATAGAGTATCTGGTTCGATATAATCTGTTGGAAAGTTATCTTCAACATAGAATTGATAGTTTGGATTAAATGTATATTTTAATACTTCTTTAAAATGATAAAGATTATTCTGTTGAAGAATTTCTACTCTTTGTTGTTTGTTTACTGCTAGATTAAATTCATCTAGAATTTCATGTACGTTCTTAATCATAAATTAATTTTCATTTAAAGTTACTGTTAGAATCAATTACTGATTCCATATGGTTAATTTCCCGAAGGGGGGAGATTTGTTTCTACATTTTTATTTATTGTAACTTGAATTTTTGTTTTCGTCAAGCATTTATTTAACAACATTAATAAAGCGAAGCAATGTGAGCGAAGCGAACATTTAATTTGATACTAATATAATCTTCGCTTCGCTCGATCGATTCCTTCGGAATCAAGATCCAGTTTTTCTTAGATTGAATTTTCTTTGACCCCCCGTTCATGTATATGAATATATACACTTAGGTTTTAAAGAAAAACTGCAACTGGTGCGGGTGTCAGCTACAAAAACTATTACAACTAGAAACTATCCTGTTAAAGATAGTCCGCCGATTATTTATGCTCTGATTGGCTGAAGAAGTGTTGTGGCTAAAATCAACATAGGACGCATAAACAACAGAAAAAGGGACCGACCCTAGACTAATGATAACGGCGTCCTTTATCCAGTCGCCGAAAAGTATTCGAATATATACTTTTACTCTTATTAAGAGTGTCTGCCTCGTCTCAGGTACGATAATAATCTAGTCACATATAGATTTTATCTTTTCAGACCTACTGGAGATAAGGGTTTCTCCGGTAAGGTGAGTTGCTATCTCACTTTTTGCTAATAAATTGTAGGGTATAACTGTGACGTTGGGTTCGGAGCCAACTTTATATAGTGTATTCTATAAAGTTTATTTAGTCAAGCATTTTTTTCTTTTGCTTGACTAATTTGTTAGTATATAGTATAATAATATTTTTTAATGGAGTTTGTTTATGTTTATAGTTAAATCGAAAAATCAGTTTGGTGAGGAAATCTTAGTAAATCCAGAGAAAATTGCTTATGCAGTTCCTTCTTCTGGAGGTCAAGAAACAGTTATCTTTTTTGATAATGATACTCATATCAGCGTATTAGAGTCATTTGTTGATTTTAAAAAAAGGTATGCTAAACCTACAGTTAAACTTTCTGTTGAGAAGGATGTCGTTTTTACTGAAGAATTGGTTAATGCTGCTAATGTATATCCAGAACACTTACCTCGTCTACCAACAGGAAATGTCGATAAACGTACTAATCAATATAAAGAATGGATTGCATCGAAAGAAGCTGCATAAATAAATAATCATATTATCCCTATTGGAATTAAATTGTGCCAATCTATCCATTAAAAAATACTGAAACTGGCGAAATCTTTGAGAAAATTATGAAGATTGCCGAATATGAAGAATATGTTAAAGATAATCCTCATATTCAAAGATATTATGATTCTGAATGTTCAAAAACTAGTTTCGGCGACCCAGTTAGACTAGGAATTAAAAAACCGCCTGCTGATTTTATGAAAGGCGTTATTGGGAGAATGAAAGAGTCTATCCCTGGAAATACACTCCATGATAGAAAGTTTCAAATTCCAAAGGAATATTGAGATGTTCTTATAGTAGTAAAAAAGACCCGCGAATCGACTAATAATCGGTAAGCGGGTTTTTCACTTTAAATCAACCATAAAAGGAATTTATGTTAAAACCTAAAAACAGATCTAAAAAATCAGCAAATAGAGTTTCTGCATTGCATTTTGAATTAAAAAAAATCTATCCAATGACAGAAAACCAAAAGAAAGTGTTTGATTTGTATGATGAAGGAAAGAACCTAGTCGTGTATGGTAGTGCTGGTTCTGGAAAAAGTTTTTTAAGTTTATATCTAGGTCTAAAAGAAATGCTTGATGAAGCGGCATTTAGTAAAATCGTAATCCTGCGATCTGCTGTTGCAACTAGGGATTTAGGATTTCTTCCTGGAACTGAACGAGAAAAAATATCTGTTTATGAAGCTCCATATCGGTCAATAATTAACGAATTATTTGGTCGAGCTGATGCTTATGATATTATGAAACAAAAAGATATTATCGAATTTGAATCCTCTTCATTTTTGAGAGGTTTAACATATGCCAATTGTTTAATTTTCGTAGATGAAATTCAAAATATGACATTACATGAAATCTCGACAATCGTAACAAGATTAGGGGAAAATTCAAAAATTATTTTTGCTGGGGACGTTCGTCAGTCAGATTTAAATGAACGAAAAGAAAATTCAGGAGTTAAAGATTTAATTTCTATTGCCACAATTATGTCTGAATTTTCTTTAGTTGAATTTACTGTTGACGACATCGTGCGTTCAGATATCGTTAAAAGTTTTCTTATTGCTAAAGAAAAATTAAATTTATAGATTAAATGTGTTTATGGTTTTTAAATATCCAACCAGTATTTATTCCATATTTCGATATTTTACCATTAGAACCTTTTGCTGAACTATAATTTAAATTGTGTTCTTTACAAAATTCTTTTAATCGTGTAGTTTTATATTCTTGATTAAATTTGGTGTTTATACATACCCACTTATATGATTGACTTTCGGATATTTTTGGGTATGTTTTCCCTGTTCTACTAATTGATAAATTTTTCTTGTGTTCTTCGGATTTTTTTATTCCAGTTAATGCAATTGATATATTATTTTTTTGTTGTTTGGTTCTACTTTGCCCGTTATTTGCAATTGATTTTTTTATACTGGATTCAATAGACATAACTTTTCCTGTTTGCGCAAGACTCATTTTTATTTTAGTTTGTTCTGATATTGTTTCTGAATTTGATCCTCCATCCAATCCATTTTCAAAGATTAAGTTAGCCCAATCATCCGACTCAACAATATTATTTTCATAAGAAAAATTTAAAGCAAAAGAAACTAATTCATCTATATTGGTAAACAATTTATACCATTTGGTTTCAATATATTGTTTTCCATATTTTTGTATATGTGATTTCCAATACTTACCTGACCCAAGATATTTTATTGGATTATTTCTCGTAGTTTTACAAAAATATTTTTTGCCTGTAATTTGATGCTGCTTGATCATCAAATATGTTGGTTTAAATTTTGAACGTTGATATTCTGTAATAATATAAGTATTTGTGCTGAACATTAATGTTCTCCATGAATATTGTAAGGAATGTTTAGTGCTACTGGGAATTGGCGTTCCGCGAGTAGCTTTTTTATTATTTATAGTTTAATAGAGAGAAATAAAATGAATTTTTGTCATGTTAATATTGAATTAACGGAATACCCAAGAGTTGATATAAATGGTAGCAGGCACTATCAAATAGGTCATAAATGTTATCCATCTATTACCAATGTCTTGGGTTCCACTGCTGATAAAACTCATCTTAATGAATGGCGGAAACGCATTGGAGATAACGAAGCTGATCGTATTTCCGCCAATTCATCTAAAAGAGGAACTAATCTTCACCTAATGTGCGAAGATTACCTCAACAATAGACCTCTTTCTTGTAAAATGCCTGATGCATTAGAAATGTTCTATTCGCTTAAACCTGTTTTAAATAGAATTAACAACATTCATTGTCAAGAAGCAACTCTATACAGCGATAAATTGCAAATTGCTGGAACTGTTGATTGTATTGCTGAGTTTGATGGATTATTATCTGTAATTGATTTTAAGAATTCCCGTAGGGATAAAAAAGAAGAGTGGATTCAAGATTATTTACTACAAGAAACTTTTTATGCCCTAGCATATCAAGAAATGACTGGTAGTAAAATTAAACAGATCGTGACAGTAATTGCG